ACCGCAGTACGAAATATCTATAGAATTTATGGAAACGTATTATAGACATTTATGGATTCATTGTAAAAACTATGATGCTTTAAGTAAGTTAGTAGAAATAGATAGAGGAGGAGTTTATTTAAATTATTTCTGGCATGATACTGATGACGTAATTTTAACTTCTCAAGGCTTTATGTGGGCTAACCCAGGCACTTACATAGAAGGTAGTATTGCAGTACTTCCTGAATATAAAAAAGATAAAATAGAAGGAAGATTAGGGGTTTGTAGTGATTATATTATTAATTATGAATAAAGCAGTTTTTATTTCTGGTTTTTTATATGGATTATCTGATAACATTATACCTTTTTTAGATAAAGATACTGATTTATTTGTGCATTCATGGCAAACAGAAGAAAATAAAAGATGGATTAAAAAATTAGATAGATATAAAAAATACTGTAAAGAAACTACTTTTATGTTTACTAAACCTGAACATAAAAGAAAAAGAATTTCTTATTTACAATCTACTTGGTACGCTACTAATTTAATAAAAGACCCATATAAATATAAATCTATAGTTAAATTTAAACCAGATTTAGATACTGACATTATAAACTATAAAGAAGATATGGAGAATAGTTTTAGAAAAGCTTATTTACAAAGTCAACCTTTACTTAATGATGTCACTAAAGAAGAATGTGTTTACGGATATATTCATTATAAATCAATAGACGAAAGAGTCTTTACTTGCTACCCTCATGTAATCGATAAAATGTTTCAAGATGACGGTAATAAAAGCTATCAACAAGGTTTTATGAAAGAAGCTATAAGTTTAGATAAAAAACTTCAATGGTGGGTTGCAAAAGAGTATGAAGGTAGTTTGCTTTGGAAAGAACTATTCGATTATTATAATATAGAGATTATACAGGATATTAATTTAAAATTACCAAACAACAAGCAATGGCAATAAAGAGAAGTATAAAATTAAATGTATCAGAAAATGATGCTATTTTAAATCTACAAAAAAGAAGAAGTCTTATCGACGAAGAATGCGCAGAAATAAAAAAAACTGAGCTATCTATAGAGAGAAGACTTGAAGCAGTAAAGTCTTTTATTAATAAAACTGATACTGTAGAAAAGAATCTTGTTATAGAGTTACAAAAAAAATACGGAAAAGGAAGCTTTGACTCAGCAAAAGGCTTATTCGTACCACTATAATTTTCGAATATCGCAGTCTATTTATATAAGAGAACGAATACTCTTTTTATAAGGTGTGTTTCGATTATTACAATATATTTATTAATAGACATAAATTAAACTAAACCTAACATGGCAGAAACTATAATCTCCCCAGGTGTATTTACTAGAGAAAACGATATATCTTTTGTAACCCCAGCACCAACTGAAGTAGGAGCATGTATAATAGGACCAACAGTTAAAGGCCCGGTAGAAATACCAACTACTGTTACTTCCTATAATGAATATGTAAGAGTATTCGGAGATACATTTGAATCCGGTTCAGCTAATCAAGAATTTTTAACTTCTATTGCCGCTAAAAATTATTTTTCTCAAGGAGGAAATAACTTATTAGTAGCAAGAGTAGTAACAGGATCTTTTACAGCGGCTAGCAGTACTCATGTATCTGCATCAGAAGCTGCATCAGTACAACCTTTCCAATTAGAAACAATAGGTAAAGGAGCAATATACAATAACCACGATGGAACTTCTGCTAGTAGTATTTCTGCAAGTAGTGACAGTTCACTAGTACTAGGTAATAGCGATAATTTGAGATGGGAGATCTCAAACGTTAGCGAGGCTAAAGGTACTTTTACAGTTTCTGTAAGAAGAGGTGATGATAACTTAAAAAATAAAATAGTACTTGAAACTTTTAATAATGTAGATTTAGATCCTAATTCTAGTAACTACATTGAGAAAGTAATTGGTAACCAAACTAAAGCAATAGCTGGTACTAACGATCATATTATTACTAGTGGAGAATATATTAATAAATCTAAGTATATTAGAATAAGCTCAGTAAATTTACCGACTATCAATTACATTGGTAACAATGGAGCAAGAAGATTAGAAGCACATACAGGTTCATTACCAACAGCACAATCTGGAGCATTTATGAGTGCAACAGGAGAGATTGTTAACAAGGGTATGACTTTCTTTAGCGATATAGCTGCTAATACTCAAGGATTAGGAGTAACTCATTATAGTAACGTTATTACTTTACTTAATAATGCAGATGACTTTAAATTCAATATAATTTCTGCACCAGGTATCGTTGATAATCATCACGGTGCTACAGTAGATGGATTAATTGACTTAGCAGAAACTAGAGGAGACTGTATTGCTATAGTAGACTTATATCCTCATGGAGGAACAGTTGCTAACGTAACAACTCAAGCTGATACATTAAATAGTTCTTATGCAGCAGCATACTGGCCTTGGCTACAAACTGACTCTGCTACAGGTAAAAACGTATTTGTACCTGCTTCAACATTTATTCCTGGAGTATATGCATTTACAGATGGAGCTAACGCACCATGGTTTGCACCAGCAGGATTAGTAAGAGGAGGACTTGCAGGAGTTATTCAAGCAGAAAGAAGATTATCTCGTACACAAAGAGATACTTTATATGATGCTAAAGTAAATCCAATAGCTTCTTTTCCTGGAACTGGAATAGCAGTATTTGGTCAAAAGACTTTACAAACTAAAGCTTCTGCTTTAGATAGAGTAAATGTAAGAAGATTATTAATAGACCTAAAAGAGTTTATTGGTAACCAAGCACAGAACTTAGTATTTGAACAAAATACAGTAAATACAAGAAATAAATTCTTAGCAGCAGTAAATCCATACTTAGATTCAGTAGTACAAAGACAAGGTCTTTTTGCTTACAGAGTAGCAATGGATGACAGTAACAATACAGCTGATGTAGTAGATAGAAACCAGTTAGTTGGGCAGATATTTATACAACCAGCCAAAACTGCAGAATTTATAGTACTAGACTTCACAGTTGAACCTACAGGAGCATCTTTTGGAGCATAATAAAATAAATAACTATTTATAATAAATTAAAAACATAAAATGGCAGTATTAGACCCAAATGAAATAATGTTCAGAGCGTTTGAGCCAAAGGTGCAAAACAGGTTTGCCCTTTTTATAGACGGTATTCCATCGTTTATGGTAAAAAATGTAAAGGCTCCGAGCTTTACTGACGAAGTAATAAAGTTAGATCATATTAACTCGTATAGAAAAATTCGTGGGAAAAGAGAATGGCAAGATATGGATCTTGTATTATATGATCCAATCACACCTTCTGGAGCACAAGCAGTAATGGAGTGGGCTCGTTTATCTTACGAATCAGTAACCGGTAGAGCTGGTTATTCAGATTTCTATAAAAAAGACTTAACACTTAATGTTCTTGGACCTGTAGGAGACATTATAGGTGAATGGGTAATGAAAGGTGCCTTTATACAAACAGCAGACTTTGGACAGTATGATTGGTCTAATTCTGAAGTAGTTGACTTAAGTATGACTATTTCAATGGACTACTGTATATTAAACTTCTAATAAACTACCACATATAAATCTTAGAACCCGGCATTTAGTCGGGTTTTTTGTTTGTCGCATAATTTATTTTTCGTATATTTATATAAAAGACAAGTTATATTTAATAAAATTTATGGAATCACAATTTAAAATACCTACAGAAACAGTACAACTGCCTTCAAAAGGTTTATTATACCCAAAAGACTCTCCTTTAAACAAAGGTGAAGTAGAGATGAAGTATATGACAGCTAAAGAAGAAGATATTCTTACTAATAATAATTATATCTCAAACGGTACAGTTATTGATAAACTGCTTCAAGCATTAATCGTTACAGAAGGAGTAAATTTTAATGATCTTTTAATAGGAGATAAAAATGCTATAATGATAGCAGCAAGAATACTATCTTACGGTAAAGACTATAACTTCAACTATGGAGGAAATGAGGTAACAGTTGATTTAACTGAATTAAAAAATAAAGAAGTTAGTATAAAAGAAGGTAAAAATGAATTCGAATTTATCTTACCTAAATCTGAAAATAAAGTAACTTTTAAATTATTAACTCACAAAGACGAAAGAGAAATTGAAAATGAAATGAAAGGTCTTAAAAAGTTAAATAAAGACAGTAGTACTGCTGTAACAACAAGACTTAAACACACTTTAACATCAGTAAATGATTTAACTGAAAAAAAAGACATCAGACAATTTGTAGAAAAATACTTACTAGCAGCTGATGCTAGAGCACTTAGACTACATATGATTTCTGTGACTCCGGATGTAAATATGAAATTCTACCCGGACGGCGTATCGGGGGGCGTTGACTTGCCGATAGGCATAGGGTTTTTTTGGCCTGACGTCTAGTCATAGAACTGCAATATTCACTCAAATACATGAAATAGTATTTCACGGTAACGGAGGTTACACATGGGGGGAAGTATATAATATGCCGATATGGTTGAGAAATTTTACTTTTCAAAAAATACAAGAGCATTTTAATTCTGTAGCAGAACAAAATAAAACTAAAAGTCCTAAAAAGAAAAAATCCTTTGGACCCGATATAAAACCATCCTTTACAGCAAAGGCGTCTAAAAAATAGACGTCTTTCCTATTTATAACATATATACTCTATATGGCAGAAGAATTTAAAGGCTTATCGCAAGAACAATTAGATAAAATTGACCAGTTCCAAGAAGGAACAGCTCAAATTTATGAAAGCTATAAAGCTCTTAATGCTGAATTAGGTAAAATTGATACAGCTCAAGATAAACTTAATAAAACTCAGTTTGTAGGTAGAGATATAACAACTAAAATAGCTGCACTTCAAAAAGAAGCTGTATCTAGAACTGATACTGTTAGAAAACTAGAAGCAGAAAAAACCAAACAATTAGCTTTAGCAGCAAAGTTAGAAGCAAGAAGGGTAACTTTAATGGGTAAAGCTGCTACTGTAGCTGAAGAC